GGAAGGCCTTGTGTAAATGTTACAAAGTCATTATTCTTTGCTGCATTACGTTGTTTAGTGGCTGATACTCCGTCAATACCTTCTGACGAATCATTACGCTCACCTACATTCACAAATTTAATTGATTTAAAGTTATAAAAACCATGGCGACCTTTTACGCCGTTGTACTTATTCAATAGAACGTCAAACTCACGAGAACGTGGTCCGTCTACTGCCATAACGATATTGACATAGCCTTCTTTGAATAATGCTGCCGCAATATCCATAATAGTTTTTATATTATTATCTTTGATAATTTGACGTGCATGCTTAGGAAACATCTTACGTGCAAATTTAATTTTATCATTATAAGACAGTGGATTCTTTTTCGGATCACTTGACTTAGAAAGATAAATTTTATAGGGATTTCTACCTGCGGCTTTCGCAAGTTTATTTAGGAGCATCTCATGCCCCATCGTTGGTGGATTCAATCTACCAAACGTAAAATATACTGTCTTTTCTTCTTCAACTAAGAATTGACTGAATGAACTTATCATTATTAACCACGCTTTTTCGCTAATTCATCTTTACGGACTTTAGGCAACATCTTCTTAGCAATTCTATCGATTTGCTTTTTATATGTTGGACTGTCAAGTCTTTTCTCTAGCTCTTGACGCTTTGCATAAGTCATATCACCCTTTTTAACATCCTTAACTAATTTGTTAAGAACGACCATACGAGCTTGCTTACGAGCTCTTTTCTTTAGTTTTTCAGGGGATGCGATACGGCGCTTAGCACGTTCTTGACCAATCTTAATACGCTGTTTATATTTCTTAAACATACGAGCTCTTGCTCTGCGCTGTGTTGGTGTAAGTGCTTCAGTTGGTTGTTCAACCGATTCACCAGTATTACCTGTAGGTATATCCATTTTACGCTTCTTAGCATTGCGCTTGACTAGGTCTGGCATGCCTGGTGCGTAATCTACATTTAAAAAATCTTTGAAGCCTAGTTTAGCCATTAGTTTCTACCCGGTTTATCCCATCCTTTTAATATATCTGGTGAAAAGTTGTTGTATGAAAATTCCATACGATCAACAAGTTTCACCGCATCACCACCTATTTTGTCAATAGCAACGAAACCTTCGGCTCCAGTTACTTTAAATCCATTACGAGTTTTTACAAAAGTTTTAATTTTTTGTAATTCATTAAGTTTATTTATAAGTTTTAATTTCGCTAAAACTATCACTTTTTGCAAATCAAACATCAATTTAAGAGATTTTTTATTCTTTTCTGAGAAAAAAGATAAAATATCATCTAATCTTTTTTGGACGGCGTCTTGTCCTCGTGACGTTTTACGTGCCATTCGTTCACGTGTATATTTCTTTTTGATCCATCTGATGAGGAGCTCTGTATGACGTGCCGTATCCCGTACGATTTCACCTTTTCTGACATATTTGTTGTAGAATTGTTCGATGAGTTTAGCAAGCGTGTCATTGGCTTCGAGTTCACGAAGTGTAGAACCGCTGATTTGATTAAACAATTTTCCGGCTTGAGATAAGTAAGCATTGACTTCTTCCGTTTCTTTTTTAGATAGAGTTGCGTTAGTCAAATCGCGTAACATTGCATCCTGTGACCATACGTTTTTGTTTTTCTTTAGCGCTCGTACGTTGACTCCGTAGTCTGCCCGATAGGTGGCAAAACCTCCACTTGGATTGGAGGACTTATAAGTTGTGTGCCAGACGATTCCGATTTTGGCTGATGTGATGTCTTTAGCGGCTGCAGAATCAGCAGGTACAGCGTAAACGATAGTATTAGGGTGGAAAGTAATATAATTCTCCCCATTGATCTTTTTCCTTTTTAAATCTCCAGGCCCATATAAGAAGTCACCTTGCACGATACCTTTGATACCCAAGGAAGGTAACTCTCGCAAAGCGACTTTGAGCTTATCAGCAAGATCACCACTTGTATCAGCATCAATGTCAGCAGGAGTCTTATAGACCTTGGGATTCTTGTTAAAAATACCTTTTTTGGCAACAAAGAAACGTCCGTCAGAAGGATCAATACCTGCAAAAATAGAAGGAGCCCCATCCCACTTAACAGATAAATTACCATCATGCTCACCTTTCAGCATATCTCTCAAATTACGTAAAGCTAAAATGGCTTGACGAGTACCTTTGACTCCACCATATAATACATTATCCTCAATATGAGTCATATGTGTATTTTTCTGTTCAGTTATATATGAGCTAAAATTTTCCATAGATTACCTGTATTTGAAATCACACATCAGACGAGTAGGATAACCATCGGTTCCTTGTGTATCTCTTAAATTGAGTTTAAATGTATATGTCGGCGAAGACATTTCAATATCAATGCGTTTCCCTTTGCCACCTTTACAACCATAATAGGTCGTAGGTGGGCCAACTCGAGCGGCTTTTAGCATTGCTGCATTATCCATTTTCTTTGATAAAATATTGCTGCCCATTTTATGGATAATATGGTAATTAAATCCAATACCAGATTGAAGTAATGTTTTCATTCCTGTTGAGTTGTATCTTGGATTTCTATCAATAGAACCAGTCGATTCACCGTTGAAGACTTCACAGAATTTTTGTTCATCAATACCAAATAAATCTAAGAGTTTTTTACCATCTCTGTTTTTGATATTGTAATCTTGGATCTCAGTCTTTGTAAGAATTTTCTTAATACCAACGTTAAAGAATGTTGTCGTTCCACCGAGTTTCAGCGATAAGTAAATTGGTTTTTTATCGATTGTTATTGTAATATCTGTAACAGATTGTCCTACATCAAATCCTCTTCCCTTAGGGTTTGTTAGTTGGATTGAAGGAGTAAAAACTAAAGGTCGTCTTGTGTTCTCGCCTCCTAAAATATCTGTTTTAAATTCTTTTGCATCCGATATTTTATAAGTCTTATCTAAATCTTCTATAGCTGCTAATATTTTTTTATCAGCAACTTCTTTCCCTGCCCACCAATCTTGTAAAGCATTGTCAAATTGTGGTTCAAACAAATTGCCTCTGTTGTTTGCACCTCTATTACCAGATGAACCATTACCAAATTTAATTTTTACTTTTGATAGCTTTGCCTTTGCTTTTAGATTAGCAATAGTATGATCACCATCTAATAGACGTGATACATTTACATTAGCCTTTTTAGCAAAATCAATATTAATTGGTGTTTCAATTTGTGGTGTTTTCACAATAGAAAATAAAGCAATAATCTCCCTAATATTTTCATCAGGGAAATTATTTGCTTTTAACTCTTTATCGAGCTCATCAAGTGATTTTGGAAAAAAAGTATAAGCCATACATAAATCTCTAAGTTTAGATCTATTTATGTTCTTTCGATATACAGCTTATTACCTCGTCGCACAGATTTATATTGATACTGATCAAAGCCAGAGTCAATAAGATCTTTATTTAAATTCTCGACCATCCTCTTGACAACTAGGATATCATCAGATGATTCGATAATCCCAACTAAGTCAGGATTATCTTTATCTTGTACTAACCTCATGATGCGGCCGCCATTTCCACAGCTTTGTTTGCTGCTTGAATTTTACGGCTTTGGTTATAACCGAACCACTGATTATGTAGACGGCTTTCAGTGCTACGACCTTGCACGTGGTCAGTCATATAAGTGACTGAGTTGAAAGCCTGCCACCATGTGCCAGTACCATATTCAGCACCAGGCTGAGTCTCTAGTGACTCTGCACAAAGCTTAGCAGTACGAGATAGATCGTTAAATGTATTAACTTCACGCTTCTCGCGGTGAGGGAATACTTCGTTATAATACTGAAGCAATGTCTCAGTAGAGAACTTACGAGTTGATAGAAACTCTGCCATCTCTTTATACTGTGCAAACTTCTCAGATGCTAGACCCATTTGGTTCTTCACAATGTCTGCATCAAAGGCAGTACGGTGACCGACTTTAACGAAGTTTTTAGATGAAGAATTTAATGAGAATGTAAGCGTATTGTTGCAAACCACACGAATAGGTGTAAAACGAATATCAATCGCTTTACCATACTGATGAGGATTTGAGAACAAAAGATATGAGTCAACTTGATCATCGCCAAGAATTGAGAAAGACTCTTTGATTTTAGCTAGAGCAAAGATGTTTTTGCCATCTTTCAAAGAACCAGCAACTTCCATCTCCATATCACCAGCAAATACAAATTCTGAAAAGAATTCGAATGCTTGCTCGTTCTGAACAGGGTTCCAGTCGTCACCAACCATGTCAAGGATTGAACCGTCTGATTGACGTACAAGAGCTTTTTTGCCAGGAACTTTGACGCCAGAAGCAGTGAATACTTCTTCTTTATCAACTTCCCAGTCTAGGCCAGCTTTGACCATCATTTGTTGAGGTGTAAGATCGTTAGAAACTTGTACACCTAGACCGTGCCAAGGCTTTTGACCTGCATATGCTAGTTGCGCTTGACCGTTTACGATTTCGACTTCATGTGCCATAGTATAATCTCCTTCATTTGATAATACTATCTTACATTATTACAAAACGTTTGTAAACAAAAAAACGCATCAAAAGCAAATTATTTTTAGTTTGCGAGGGGGTTATCTAATGCTTCTTGAAGTTTCTCTGACAATGCTTTATCAAGTGCTTTCATATCAGCTCTAAGATCTTTATCTGATTGACGAATGACACCTTCAACCTCACGAATTGATTGCGTCACATCTTTTTGCAACTGATTCATCTCATTGCGAATGCCTTCAAGAGTAGAACCAATATTTGATTGAGTATCTTTAATTCGATTCTCTGATGTCTCAAGTTGAGTATTGATATTATCTCTCATAGCAGCCATTACATCTTGATTATCTTTGAGAGTCAATCGCAAGCGTTCTTCAAACGTGTCAAGCTTATTATATGTGTCATTACGTAGTGTTCTGACTGTAGTATCAAGTGCTGTTAACTGACCATCGACACGTAATTTAAGTCTATCGCTCTTATCTTCGATAGCGGTTACAAGTTCTTCAAGTCTTAGAATATCTAATTTTAAATCATCTTTAATATCTTGAGTATAGCTAATCGCATCTTCTAACTTTTGTAATTGCAATTCATTAGCGGCTTGAATTTCCTGAATATCGATATTCTGAATAATCTCTTTCATATCCATGTAATCTTTATAAAATTCAAAACCACCCCATGCAGCGCCGCCTAATGTCGATAATGCCGTGAGTACTGCGACCATTTTGCCGCCTTTGAATTTTAATCCACCAAACTCAACTTCTGCCATTTTTACTCCTCGAACTGAAGCGCCTTAAGCTGTTTCAGTTCCGCTTCTAATCTTTGCACTTCAAGCTGCTTTGCTCTTAGTTCTAATTCATATAATCTATTACAATCAACTCTGTTTTTTACTCGCTTTCCAAGTGGAATTGTGATACGAGCATACACACCAACATCACCGGTACGAACATCATTAAAATAATTATTCACCGCATCATAGTCGCCCTTTTTAATCAGGCCAGTCACACCCAGTTCTAAGTTAGTAGCAGAACCAATCGCATTAGAGCAATTCAAATCTCCGGCCGAAAACTTATCTGACTGATAACTACCTGGAGAACCAGGCAATGATAGAGCCAAAGAGTCAGCCCATGACGCAGAAGCATAAATTAGTACGCATATTAATAAAGCGAGTCCATACATAAATCTCATAAATCATCTCTCAATTCTCGAACATATCATTGATCTAATTCCTGTAGATTCTACGTCCGATTTCAACTGCTTTGAAGATGTACAAACAAACTCAACATCTTCAATATCATTTTGTTTTATATAGATATCGATTTTTTCTTTATTTAGATAAGGAAGTTTAACAATTCTATCTCTTGTTGCAAATGGGATTCTATTCCACATTTTATCTAAAACCGATATCTCATAATACTCAACATCATTACGTCTATTCCACAAATCAACTGTGGTAACATAAACACCTTCAACATACGATGGTTTAAACTCAAGGTACGTAGGTGTCATTTCATGAGCAGCAGCACTAGAGCTTATTAATAGTGCTGCTGTAATTGTTTTTACCAACTGCATACTGTATAAATCCACCCATCACCAGTTGTTGTTGTACATGCCGAGGAAGAGTTACTAGAAGAACTACTTCCCCCGCCTCTTCAATTAGCTACACACAAAGCTGTAACTGCAGCTTTATATTCACCACCTGGTAAAGATTTATCTACGCCATATGTTACATTTGATGTGACTTTGAACCATGTAGAACCTGCGGCTGTTAAATCATATTCAGTTATATTGTCGTATTCGATTTTAGCAGCTTCATAGCCTGACATATCTGTTGATGACGTCGCTGAAACTTCTACTTCACCAGTCCATGTAAGTGAATCACTTAGAGATGGAGCAGTAGTAAACTCTGTTGGCCAAGCAATTTTAGCAGTGTAATAGTCAGCAATAGAAACATCATAACGAATAATTGGCATAACACCACCGTCAGCTGGTAGAGTGCTCAATTCGTCTGGATTCGGGTTGCCATATACACCTGCAATATCAGTGTTAATAGAACACTTAGATGACACATTTCCTGTAATAGGTGTATCAGCCGCAAAGGCAGAACCTGCAACTGCGACAGCACCTATTGCGATTATCGATCTTAACATCATTTTCTCCTATCGATCGTATTGCGAGCGAACCATTTTTTTATGATTAGCATCAGATGCTAAATTTCTCAATGCTCTTGTATTATCTATAATGGTTGCATCTTGAAGCTGTATTGTTTCTTCATAGACACCGCCATCGATTGTGACGTCATAATATGGTTCTATTGTTGGGATTTGTGCTAATTCTGCCAAGATTGATTCTTGGTTTGTTACTAGCTCTTCAATAGTATTTTCACCGCCTAATTGTTTTTCGAAATTAGCCAAAACTTCTTCTGGCTCTTCGACTTCTTTTTCTTCTTGCTCTTCGGCCTCTTGATCGAGTTGTAATTGAACCCATTCATCATAGTACGGATCACCAGGCATCATCTCATCAATAGACTTAAGCAACTCAGCTAATGCTTCTGCAAAACCAGGGCAAGCAGGATCTGACAAAGGTGTAATAGTACACTTCATCAATTCTTCGTCTACTTCCATTCTATAGTTGTATGTGACTAAGGCATCTTCAACAGTACCTTCACCTTCTACATCTATAGAACCTTGACCCCATCTCGCTGAGTCAATATACGGAAATCTAAAAAACTTAGTAATTACTCCGCCTTCAGTATTCCAATCATCTCGTTCTTCAAAGACATAACCACCGTCGATTGCATCCTCGTTACGAACCCAAACCGTAACACCTGTATCTGGATCTTTCACCATTCGATAGCGATAGGCAAGACCCATCACTTGTAACGATACCCAAGGCTGTGAAGCATCTGGTAAAACTCCGTCCATGCCCCAAGTCAAACCTGAGGCTGTAGCATTTCCTGTTACACCATATGTTGTATCAGAGAAGCAATAAGAGGAGGAGGCCACCAAGAGCACCGAGGCCATAGACAGTAGATTTTTCATCTTCATCCATATTTGCAAGTGGGTTACGTGAATCACCTTCTTTTGGCATATCATCTTTATTTGCTAGCCAAGCAGCTTTAGCAGCATCACCAATCAAGCCATCTTTTGGGCAAGGAGTACCTGCATCCATCATTGCGTTAAACACTCTTTCGTCTTGACACATGACAGATACTGCAGCAACTTTCATGCCCATATCATATAGTACTTTAGCATTCTTTAGTTTTTCACAATTCATATCTCGTACTGTCTTACCAGCAGAGATACCAAGAATTTGAGTTTGTACTGCACCCGCAATTCCGACTGTACATAAATCAGAATTAGCCGAATTAATTGATGGACTAATTGCAGAAGGTGGAGGTGAATAGACAGTAGTTGTCGAATCTGAAGTAACACTGCTTTCGTTATAGTTTTCTGTGACAATCGGATCAGATGCATCTTGAGCGTAAGCCAGAGATGCACTAAACAATGCCATCACAAATAATTTTTTAAACATATTAAATCTCGTTAGTATTTTCATTCATAGGTAGCCATTGAATACATTGTATATATAACGGCTCATATTCACGAGTAATTTCGGGGTATTCCAGCATCTGATTTAATTTACCACTAATGGCTTTGTAGCATTGCTCTTCAGTTCTATATTTGTATTCAGCATTTAAAATTTGGCATGTTTCATATGAAGGATCTAAATCCTTTATGCATAACATAATAGCTGCCGTATATAACATAATATTCTCCTAACAAAAAAGGGAAGGCCTTGCGACCTCCCCCCTAAATAATAATTGGATCTGGTCCTAACATTAGAACGCGAATGCTACGCCAATAGTAGGAGTAAACTCTTCTGCATCGATGTTATAGTTTGCGCCAGCTGTTAGCTCTACGCCACCGATATCATAAGAATATTCGCCACCAACGTTTTGCAACATCTCATCTTGATCACCATTTACATATGCTGTAACACCCATTACTTCGGCAACGCCTTCGAAGCCAATGTTTTCTGCGTCTATATCATATGTTACTGCGCCACCGACTTCAGCGACACCGATATTACCGAGTGCAACTTCTGCGCCCAACAATGTGTTTTCAGTATCTAGATTATAGTCAACTGCTGCAGTAACTGCCGCGAATGATAGACCCATTGAATATGAAGCCTGAATATTACTTACATCTGTCATATCAGATGTCCAATCAGTAAATCCTACTGCAACACCTGCACCACCTACAGAAACTGCGATTGACTCTGACATTGATGGAGCTGCTAGCGTTTGTTCACCTTCTGCACCAACGAACATATCATTGTCATTACCTATCGCAATACCAATAGAACCACCTACTGTAGTGCCTAATGTCCACTTATCTAGAGTTAAGGCCCCATCTGGTGCTGCTTCAAATCCTAGATCAACTGTCGCAATACCTGCTGCGCTAATGTCTAGATCTAGACCCATAGAACCTGCATAATCGCCTGCTGCATTTTCCTCGAAATCTAGTGATACTTCACCGCCAATTGATGTTTCTGCTGACGCTGAAGCTGCTACAAGTGCTGCTACTGCACTTACAACGAAAATATTTTTCATTTTTTTACCCTTTAAAAATTATCATGATAAGGTGCCACTTTTCTGTTGCTAGGTAAGTGGCCAACCCCCTGTGTTTATGCTGCTAGAGCAAAACCAGATGGTGCAAAGTTTGAATTTGCATTTGTGTTTTGTAGACTGGCCCATATGTCGAAACCTATTTCGCCCCCATCATAAACACACTGTAGCAAACCTTATGAGCCTTTTGTACCCTCGTGAGTCGATATGCTCTTTTCCTCACCGCAGATTAGGTGGTTAGATATTCTAACTCTTCATCTCATCGCTTCTAGGTAGCCTTGTTTCAGTATCATCAATTGTTGCACCGTCGACTGTGCTACTATTATTGATATTGACTTCCAGCCAGTGTGTTTTCTCTTACTCTAATTCCTTTTTTATATGACGTAACTCACGGATGGCTATTGAGTAATATACCTTATCTGTGGCAGCATGGGACTTTCTAAATCGTTCTTGTAATTCATCCAGACGTGATTCTATGTAGTCCTCTATTTTCTTAATCTTATCCAATGATACCTTCCAGTGTGTTTATGGTGGAGGCGTCCGGTACTGCCCCGGAGTCCATATAAACTTTATAACGTCTACGCTGTTATTTAACCACATTTTTTAGCTGTTGTAAATAACACATTTGGTATTTTATTAGTTGTATCTTTTTAGTCACACTCATTATCGTGAATATACAACTGAATCAACGCATAATGCAAGACCTTCATTAAGTCTTTGCGTGCATCTGCATGACTTCCCTTTTTGCCATAGCGTTGAGCATATTTTAAAACGTTACCCACGCAAAAGCCAGTACCATGACCGCCATCAATAATAAATTCTGTGGCCTGAAACTTGTCTTTGGCATAATGTTGCCCATAAGTAGCATCAATATAGTCTTGAAACTCTGCAATTAAATTAGCTTCATCAAATTTATAGTTTATCACGTTTGCGTCTTTTGCCATAACCAAGTCTCCTCATTATTGCCATACGTTCTTCTTCAGTGTATGACGTCCATTCTCTGATCTCATCTATAGTACGGCCACAGCCGCTACATACTCTTGATTCTACATCAATTCTACATATTTGTACACATGGTGTTATATACATTTAATCTAAACTATAGAATAAATGATTGCCAATAACTTTAGTCAAAGTGTATGATTTAGCCCACCAAGGATTCACATAATTTGCATGATAAAACTCAGCGCCTTTTGTAGGATCTTCGGTATTACCAATCATTACATCACGTGCAATAACTTGGGCTTCTTTCCATGCTCTCTTTTCATTTGGAGTATGATCTTTAATCATATGTGTCCAGCTAAATTGCTTTGACTGATAGACTACGTCACATATAGTGTCTGGCCAATTTTCATGATTAACACGATTCATAGTTACGTGCGCAACAGCAATCTGACCTTCGACTCTTTCACCGCGTGCTTCATGATAAATGTTAAGCGCCATACATTCATGTTGCTTATCATCAACTTGTGGCAATGACATCATTGCTGTCAAGCCAAGTACTGTTAAACCTGCCATCGTTAGTAAACCACTCGCTATATGAACGTATTTCTTTGTCAT